TACCGTCGACTTCGTTGCGCCAAGGTCGCGCGCCTTTCTCTTTATATTCCCCCTCCCTATGTAGCGTCCCAACTGGTTCGTGCAGGTCGCACGATCCCTCTACGCGGTGGACCACCCCCCGCCCGCCTACGGCGGGCCGGGGCCCCGTCCACCGCTTCGAGGGACGTGCTCTGTGGTTAGATACTAACAGCATGTGTAACAGTACAGTTCGAAAATTCTGTTTCACGTGGAACAACTACACAGAGCACGACGAAAACAAGTGCAAAGATTTCATCGCTCAATACTGCAAATATGGGATCTTTGGAAAAGAACTCGCTCCAACAACCAACACACCGCACCTACAGGGATACTGTAACCTATCAAAACCCATGCGCTTCAGTACCATCAAAAAGCATCTCCATAACTCAATCCATATTGAGAAGGCAAATGGATCCGACGAACAAAACAAGGAATACTGTTCGAAATCAGGCGAAATATTTGAAAAGGGCACTCCTATTAAAAGAGGGCAACGTACGGATCTACAGTCCTTACTGGCAGACATACAGGATGGGAACAGAAATATCCAAACTCTGGCCCAATCTCACCCTACCACATATATCAGGTACTTTCGTGGAATACATACCTACTTAAACCTCGTTCACCCCATAGCTCCACGGAATTTCAAAACAGACACCTACTACTACTGGGGACCTCCTGGATCTGGCAAAAGCAGAAGAGCATTGGAGGAAGCTACTGCCCGTTGTAATGAGTCTATATACTACAAACCGAGAGGACAATGGTGGGATGGTTACCATCAGCAAGAAGGGGTTATCATCGACGATTTTTACGGCTGGATCAAATATGATGAACTACTTAAAGTAACAGACCGCTACCCATACAAAGTGCAAGTCAAAGGAAGCTTCGAGGAATTCACATCGAAACACATTTGGATAACAAGCAATGTAGACACTTGTGATTTATATAAATTTATTGGTTACTGTACTGACGCAATAGAGCGCAGAATTACATTAAAATCTTATATGAGTTAAATAAACGAGCGTTGATTCTTAAACCTTACATATAGATCATAAACAATAGTATAAGTCGCAGTTTCCGAGTCAGGGGCAGTTGGTTCAGTTTCAAAAATTACAAATCCAGTATACAAATACTGGGTTGCGGCTGCAGATGAAATCTCAAACTCCGGCTTCCAATCGATTCTATCAGGTGAGTATTTTTCTCCGGTATTAGCTTCTACATCTAGGCGAGAAGCGGGGATAAGAGACATTCTTCCAAAAGCAGTCCCCCTATACACCTTAGCGCGATCGATAGACAGACACGCAGAAAACGACGGAGTAGCTGCAGGCGGTGGACGATGATAGGGGACAATGGCATAACCAGGTACTTTCGACGTTGAATTGTTGGAAACGTTCTGATGCGGAAATACACGAACATTCAACCTATATACTTTCACCCGTTCAAAACTAGGGGCTAAATTTTGGAACTCAGCAAAATCATTCAAAACTTGATTCAAAGAATTCAAACCTCCCTTATTAATTACGGACACAACTTGTACTGTTCGCGTTAACTTCACATACAACACGGGCGTACGCTTAAATCTAAAACGGCGACGACGAAGAGGCTTCCTCCTTAACCTGCTCGACCGGTTTCGGCGCAGGAGCGGTCGCCGTAAGCGTCTATACCGTGCCATTGCCCTGGCGCGACTGCCTTTCACTTTCCAAGGTCGCGCGGCTACAGCTACGGTTACGAAGTCGACGGGTAATACTA